GTTCTGTGTATGAGCAAGTACAGAAACATTTACGTGCTCTTATCTCATCTGAAAATGTGTTTACTATGAGTGAAGCTCTTATAGATACATTGGCCATGTTGATAGAGAGAGGACCATTATTTTTGGAGACCGGGGATGTGCGTACCCTTGACCAATCTAATTATTCTCTTTTTTATGAACAAGTGTATCAGATGCAACAAGATTTGCGTAATGTGACTTCAGATATACCAAAGGATGGTCAAATTCCACTGAGCCGTTTTTTGGTCAATCTTGACAATTTAATCATTGATGGGCATAGACATTTGGCTGTTTGCTCCTCAACCCCACGATTAATGTCTCATGTTTCTCTTTTTAGAGTGGAGGTAAGTAAATTAGAATCAATATTAAATGATCTTATTTCACAAGCTGAGACCTCTAGACAGAGAGATACACCTTTTTCAATATTAATCAATGGAGATGCTAAAGTGGGCAAGAGTGGCGTGATAGAGAATATAATCCTGGTTTTTGCCAAAAAATTAGGTCTTCCTCTATCCAATAATTGTATTTATTATAGGAATTGCTTTGATAAATATTTTAGTGGTTTTGGAACACAGTGTTGGGGCATAATCTTAGATGATATTGCTTCCAAAAATCCTGACTCTAATTCACCCGATGATTCAATTCCTGAAGTTATTAATATTGTCAACTCTATTCCTTACTGTACAACGCAGGCGGAAGCTCATAATAAAGGGAGAATATTTTGTAAAGTGTCATTTGTTGCAGCTACAACAAATACTAAAGATCTTAATGCTTCCCATCATGTTGCTTTTCCTCCAGCTCTATTGCGTCGATTTCCATGGGTTGTCACTATTTCTATTAAACCACAATTCCGAGAGAATGGAGGTACTGGAATTGATGACGAAAAAGTCAAGGCATGGTATGCTAGACCTGAGAACGCCAACAATTCTGCAGGACCTGAAATGCAGACGTTTCTTGTGGAAGCACCAATCTCTGGGTCTAAAACTTCAAAACAGGAATATAGATTCGTTGCGCTGTTTGAAAAGCGTATCGGCTTTTACCAATGGTTTGCGGAAACTGTCGAAGCACATGCCAAGCATCAACACTTACTGCGTGAGAAGGTTAAAGATCCAGTTGCATGCATTCATCATCTGCCAATTGTTGTTTGTGAAGAGTGTTCTCCTCAAAATTATGTAGAGGAGATGGAAGAACTGGTGGCTGCATCCGATACAGTAAAGATTTCTCGTGCCAATTATAAGTATCCTATTTTGAGTAGAGCCTATATTGGAAGTCAATTAAAACAGCAACACAAGGACCTTTGCTTCAATTTCGCTTTGCAGCTAGGATCATATGTGCCTCAACATATTGGTTTTAAACCTAAATATGAAGAGTGTTTTTTGATGGTTATGTTTCGAATGGTTGAGGCTATGTGCAATAGGTGGCTCATAGATTTTCCACGACAAGGACATTGTATGGATACCATTTTGAAGTATTATGATGATCAGCATGTTAAACTTGCTGTCTTATCATTGCCTAGAAATCTACCCGTTACAATATTTGTTAGAGTTATCATGGGTTTGTCTTTTAATCCCTTTGCCCCAATGCTTCGTGCAGTAGTTGGCTCTTACCACACCATATATGATGAATTGGACTGGTCATATTGGGAGCATATTCTCACCGAACCATTGTTGGATTTATGGGATGTTATAGAGGGTAACTACCAAGCAAAGGCAATTTATGATGATGCTTTTATAACATGGATTACTTTATCTCAATACGTAGATCGCCATTGTCGTGTTATTTCGTTTTGCTCTTCGACAAATGATCATCTTGTTGCGGCATCTAGCTTACGCAATCCGTCTGTTATTTCCGTATATTTGCATTTTGTGTGGTGTGTTATTATGTATCACATTTCTGGCAATATTCTATATAAATACAGGACTCTGGTTTTTAAGTCTCTATCGTATCATAACAACTTAGAGAGATATTGGATTGTTATTGAACAGGTTACAACTCCACAACAATTGAGAAATAAATATTTTAATTTTTCAACTAAGGGATTATGGAGTGTTCAGATTGACCGATTGGTGGAGAATCGGAGATATGCAGCCATAATTTGTTCTCTTGGAGCGATGTTGGCAATAATGGTCTATAAAAAACGCATTGATAACACTATCTATGGTTCAGCCTCAGAGCAGGATCAAGAAATTGAAGTTCGGCAGCGTGTCCAACCTAGCCATTGGGCATATCGTGAGCAAACGGTTTTGCTTCCTAACAATCACTCTTCAAGATCTGTGACACATGAAGGTTTACTCTCCAAAATTAGAGGGAATATCATCCGTATAACTATCTGTAAATTAGGTAGTGATATTGGTGAGAGAGTATATGCTTTTTGTCTTATAGGGCAAGTTTATATTACTGTTGCACATGCTTTTGATTTAAACGAATCTGTGTATGAAATTCACGTTGAGGGAGCACTTTTTGATTCACAGACTATAATTCCTTTATCATGTGATAATATGGCTTTCGACAGAGTCAATGACATGGTTCTATTTACACTTTTGCCAGTGCGACCTCGAGTTAAACTGACAAAATTTATGGTTCCAAATGTTATTGAGCAAGGTCTGGATATAACAGCAGTTTATCCTGATCAATCTTACCAAAACCCTTCTCCTTTTTCTGCCTTCTCATATTCTCTAAGAAGTGGAGACAAGATTAGTGCCTCCGGATATAAGCTTAACCATCAAGTTCGAGTGGGTGATTGTGGTTTACCTATTATGGCCGAAGTTTTAGGCAAACCAGTAGTAGTCGGAATGATAACAGCAGCGAATCTCGTTAGTGGGACGGGATATAGTCGAGCTTTATCTGTTTCAATTGTTGATGATCTATTGGCTAAGCTTAAGTCTAAAGGTGTGTTATTTAGTTGCGCTGAAGAGGGTGTTGCCACATTGCACCCTTACAAAATTAGTCCTCCACATGAGAAAAGTAGATTTTGTTACAAAAGTAGTAGGTGGTACATTGATTATGGTGGTG